CCACTACCAGGTGTCGCGAGCCGTCCAGAAACAGGCGCTGCGGGGAGGGCATGCCATCGAGACCGCTGGCAGTCGCGACTGGTACTGGGCCAAGGACGCTATCGTCAAACCCAGTCCGTCCGCACGGCCTCCTGGCGCCGTTGAGGCCATCTTCGACGTCGACTACTATCTCGACATCAACGCGCACCTTGCCTCTGACGCGCGCACTGTCGTGTTGTTCACGATCGTGCCGGAGGCTGTGGCCGGCAGCAGCAACGAGGGCCACTTCACCTTTCTCGATGACAATCGCATTGACTGGCGAGTAGCCGGTGGGGGCCACTACTGCCACGAGCTCTGGAACTGGTCCTGCGATTCCCTCCTCGTGGTCAAGCGGTTTGCTGGTTTGCCCGTGCGCGCCATCAACTACTCCGTCGAACTTCGGCGAGTCGGCCCGCACCGCGCCCTGGTCGTCCTTGTGCCCATTTCTCAGCACGGACCAGCCACGGCGTGGTTGGCAGACCAGTTCCTCGAGTCTCCTCGCCTCAACCGTCCGCACGTGGTCGAGAAACTCGCCGGCACGAAGTACGAGGAGCACTTCGCACGCCTGCGCGTCGTGCGCGCCGACGGAGTGTACATGTCGACCGGCATTTGCGGCCGATACAATGCCTACACGGTGCCTGACAGCGTTGACGGTGCTATTGCCAACGCCTCCGCTCTCGGCATCAATGCGCTCAACGCAGCTACGGTGGCGTCTTTGCTCGGCAAGCATGTCGACCGCGGGGACGAGAAGGTCGCAGCCTACGTCTTGACTAGGTACCATCGCCTAGCCAACCCTCACCGGCGCCAGATCAACACCACCGCACTCTCCGACGCCTGCTCACAGACCTACACCTTCGCGACCAATCGCTACGATGCTGATGCCAAACCTCTCGCCGTGCCCTACTGCTGCCCCCTCGATCCCAATGCGTATGTACCTTTGGTTGATCAGGACACGGAGCAGCAGACTATTCATGGGAGAGTGACACAGTTCCAGCGCAATTATAGCGAGGCCAAAGCCAACCCTGATGTGCCGAGCTACGCCGCCGAGTTTGTGCAGTGCCTGGGCGCGCGAGGCGTGCTATTGCCCACCGACTATGATGAGGTCGAGGCGCGGCAGGACCGCCCGACTCAGCGCGCGGTCAACGACCTGGGCTTCTTGCATGATGGCTTCGGAGACAACAACATCCGTGCCTTCACCAAGGCC